AATCCACACACCCATCAGTTATAAAAATAAGACGCTGCAAGCGTTAGAAAAGGAACACCCGACATGGACATTGAGGAAGCATTTGCAATAATGCACCCAGCGCTAAGCATTAAGCGCATGCAACACCATCAGAAATGCAACCACGGACTCAGCACCTGGTTTCCAAAGGCTGATTGCAAACAATGCGAACTGCTAGAGATTATTGACTCTCTGCAGGCTCGAGCTGCAGCGCTTTCTACAGAGCTTGCTCGTTTAGAGAGGGTGTACGCCAGTGGCATTTGACCTAGACAGTTACGAGCCCGTTGCCAGTCGCATACAGCGTTTCTACGAGGCATACCCAAATGGGGCAATCCACTGCGAAATAGTGCACGATGACGGCAAACGCGTCATGGTCAAAGCGACAGTCTGGCGAGACATAAACGATGCGCAACCGTCAGCTGTGGACTATGCCGAGGAGCATTTAACTGATCGTGGAGTGAACGCCACGAGTCGAACAGAGAATGCGTGTACCAGTGCCACTGGCAGAGCCATATCGATAGCAGCGCATGGGCTTGGGCCGAGCGATTGGACTAAGAAACCGAGCCGTGAGGAAATGGGCAAAGTTCAGCGCATGACCACGACAACCAGCTCTGATGGTGTCACCACTGAGCGCCCAGCGAACGCCCCAAGCGATAAACAGGTATGGCTGTATAAGAAACTGCTCAAAGAGGCTGGCAAACTGCCACCATTAGACCTGGCATCGTGGGACAAGTTCAAAATCAGCAAGGCCATTGAGGCGCTAAAGAATAATGAGCCCGAGGAAATCCCACTACCCGAGGAGGAGCCGTTTTAATGACTGAGTTTCTAGGCCTCGTAATCATGGTGTTCAGCGTGTTCATGACTGGGCTTTTATTAGGTCAGGCAGGCAAGAAATGATGCCCTACGCCCTGAATGGGCAATACCACTACCCAGATTGCGAAGCCAAACTGAACAGCGACCCTGATTGCCACTGTGCAGGCAACATGGCAAAACAGCTCAGCGTGCTTGCAGAGGAATGTGGCAGGCTCATGGCAATCAACCGACAACTCGTAAAGCAGCTAAACAATGCCACCCATGACTGAAGCGTCAGAGGCGATTTTTCAAGACCAGGTGATACGCATAGCCAAAATGCAAGGCTGGCTAATCTTTCACGCGTCACCCAAAATGGTACGCCCAGGTGTATGGCGTTCTGATGGCCGTGGCTTTCCCGATCTAGTTCTCGTACACAAAACACGAGGCATCGTCTATGCAGAACTCAAAACAGACCTGGGCAGACTTTCTGAGCACCAGCTCGACTGGGGCGAGGCAATACTTACTGCCGGTGGGGAATACCACGTATGGAGACCACAGCACCTGCAAGCCATCGCAGAAAGACTCGGGCCACAGTGATACACGTGTGGTATGGCCTGCTATTCTGCCTCGGCATTGCAGCAATACTAAAACTGCGCAAACCCTAAACAACTACATACGACCAAGGCCACATACGGGATTGCACTGTGTTGGCATAACACTCGGGAACGAGGGTAGAGCAGTGCGCACTACCACCTGAGATGACTAAACGTGAAGGGCTGTAGAGGTAAGCCACTGTGCAGAGTACGAACTACATAAACGCGAATGGCTGACCGTCCTAAACAAACCACCTGCCACAGTTACAAACTGAAAGTGGGGGCTGGCACAAACCACACAACTTAATCACACGCCCGAGAGCAACCCGATGCGAAGCGAGGGGCGCTAGTAACATAAGCCCAACACCACCCGACAAGGACACACACACATGGCAGGCAACAGAAAAACCACAGCACAATACAGAGCCAACAGGCAAGCGCTCCTAGAAGGACACCCAGACTGCCACTGGTGTGGCAAGCCCTGGGACAAAACATTCCAAGCAGACCACCTACTCGAACACGATGCCGGTGGAGACGACTCACTTAGCAACCTCGTACCCTCATGCCCCACATGCAACGCCAAACGAGGAGCCATCTACGTCAATCGCAAAACAGCACAACGCCAACAAACACGCAACCAAGCCCTCAACGCAAAACCCCACAACGGCGAAAACACCCAAAACCCCATTTTTTTGGAGCAACAAACAACCCCGAGCAAGCGTTTAAGCCATATATCCCCAAAGGGAAGCGAACTGGCGACAACTGGCGCGAACCAGCAGGACTACTCTCGGATTGGCAGAGTTCAGCCCAGACTGGAAACGCCACGAAAAGGTATTTCTATCTACGCAGATTTGGTTGCTGAGTTTGCTAGCAAGTACATGAAGGTCGAGCTCATGGAATGGCAACTGTATGCAATCAGTGGCGCTTTTGAAGCCGAGCCTGATACCGGTGATCTAATCAATCGGTCTGCGCTTATTTCCGTAGCGCGCCAGTGTGGAAAAACGGTATTGGGGCAGGCGTGTATTGGGGCGTGGCTTACTTCTATTGCCAAGTTGCGTGGCAAGCCACAGACGGTTGTGAACTCTGCGCATGAGTTGTCGCTTGCTGTTCGCCAGTTTGAGGTGGTGGCTCCAATTTTGCAGGAGTATTTTGGGGCGACATTGAAACGTGCCTATGGCCGTAACACTTGCGACATGCCTGATGGCTCACGCTGGCTTGTCAAGGCTGCGACACCCTCGGCTGGTATGGGCCTCAGCGCAGATTTTATTTGGGTGGACGAGGTGTATGCAGTTGAGGACAACGTGCTTGCCCATTCTCTTAGGCCAACAATGAAGGCACGCAACATGCGCACAGCTGGTGGCTCACCAATCATGTTGATGACTTCGACTGCCGGCACTGAGGCCTCGGTTGCAATGTTGCGCTACCGAGAACAAGGGCTACAGCTGATTGATGATAAGCGCCAGGGGCAGTTTTATTTTGCTGAATGGTCGCCACCACCAGGTGTTGATGTTATGGACACACGCTGGTGGGGTTGGGCTAACCCAGCGCTCGGTGTCACACTCGAGTTGGAGTCTTTACTTGCCGATGCTGAGCACCCAGACCGATCTAGTTTCTTGCGTGGCTCGCTCAACCAGTTTGTCAATGCCGATGCTTGCTGGTTGCAACCTGGCGAGTGGGAGCAGTGCCTATCTGATATCCCTGGGCCCGAGGGAGGCTGGATAGCCGTGGACACAAGTATTGATGGCTCTCGCTACTCGGCTGTTCGCGCTGCCGTTGATGACGTAGGGGTTGCCCATATCACGGTTGAGTTTGTGGTTGGCTCATTGCCTGAGATGCAACAGGCTCTATTGAAGGCCTGTGAAAATCCATCGGTGATGTTGGCTGTTACACCACCACTTGAAAACCATGTGCCACTGTCTTTGGAGAGGCGTAAAAAAGTGGTGGGCTATGGCGAGCTGATGCGCTACACATCACTGGTTAAGGGCATGATCAACGATGGCAGGCTCGTGCATCAGGGCCAGCAAAACTTGGCTGAACAGATGAACAGAGCAGTAGCAGTCACTCAACAGAACAGCCTCGTGATTTCTAGTAAGCGTTCACCTGGGCCTGTCGAGTTGGCACGCCTTACCATTTTTGCAGCTGCTTTAGCTTCTCGACCAAAACAAGGTGGTAAGCCCATGCTCGTTGTGGTAAATCGCTAAGATTAGTTTTGGTGCTGCTCTGGGCTTTCTGTCGGGAATTGCTCAGGGCAGTGCCACCCCCCACTAAGAAAATGTGAGATAATCCCATCATGGCGCTATTCAACCGAGTCAATAAAGCAGCAATCTCACCTGCACCGGTAAAGGCTGCAGCCTCTGGTGGGTACTCACCTAACCAGGCTGGCGTGAATCTCATCGGCCAGTACTACACATACCTTGAAGGCCCAGCACGCAACAGGGCTATGAGCGTGGCAACCATCTCACGAGCACGTGATCTTATGGCCTCGGTAATTGCTTGTATGCCTCTCAAGATGTATAACGAAATGTGGAATGGTGATGAGATGGAGCAAGTAAACATTGCCCCACGCTCTTGGCTACGCCAACCCGACCCGAGCGTTACTTACCCATTCCTTATGGCGTGGACATTTGACGACCTGTTCTTTTATGGCCGTGCTTTTTGGTACATCACAGCACGCACCCAAGACGGATACCCCACAGCTTTTACACGCCTGCCAGCAGGCTCGATTACCACCACCGATCAAGATGGCCCTGTGTGGTTTGCCCCATCAAAGCAGGTTTACTTTCAGGGCAACATGCTTGACCCTAAAGACCTGGTGCAATTCCTTAGCCCAGTGCAAGGCATTGTTTACATGTCTGAACAGACCGTTGCCACAGCACTCAAACTTGAAGCAGCACGATATAGAAATGCAGAATCGTCAATACCTGCTGGTGTTTTGAAGCAAACAGGAGGTGAGCCTTTGAGCGCCACCGAGCTTGCTGATCTAGCGTCAGCGTTCAACGCTGCACGCGCCACCAATCAGACAGCTGCACTAAACGAGTTTTTGAGCTACACCGAGACAACAGCAACCCCCGACAAAATGCTCCTAATCGATGCAGCCAACTACCAGGCTCTTGAGTGTGCACGTCTTACAAATGTGCCCCCATACCTCGTGGGAGTCAGTACAGGCTCCTACTCCTATCAATCATCTGAGCAGGCCAGAGCAGACCTTTACATCTTTGGTGTCAAGGCCTACGCCGATTGCATCGCAGCAACACTTAGCCAAAACAACGTGCTGCCTCGAGGAACTTATGTAAAGTTTGATGCAGATGAATACCTCATCGAGAATTACGCAGCAGACAAAATGGACAGCCCCGACATGCCCCAAGAAAACACCCAAGAGGAATTAGCATGATCAGGTTCAACGCCACAGCAATAAGCATCGATGCAGCAGCAGCCGATGGCACCCCACGCAGAACCATCACCGGTATCGCAGCGCCCTACAATGTTGTGGCCACAGTCAATGATGGCACTGAAGTTATGTTTGCCCCTGGCTCACTACCTGTAGATGGCAAAAACCCCAAGCTGTACATGTACCACGACAGCACACAGGCCATTGGCATTGTCACGGCACGCGAGGACACCCCAGATGGCATGCTGTTTACAGCAAAAATCAGCACTACAGCGTTAGGTGATGAGGCCCTTGTTTTAGCAGCCGATGGCGTGCTCGACTCAGTGAGCGTTGGCGTAAATCCAACCGAGTTTGAGATTGACCAAAACGGCGTAATGATCGTAACTGCAGCAAACTGGTTAGAGCTCTCATTAGTGCCACAGCCAGCCTTTGCAGGTGCTACCATCACAGATGTAGCAGCAAGTATCCCCACATCAGATGAGGAAATGAGCGATAATACAAAAGAGGAAGCCGACACTCCTGAACCCCTAGAGCCACAGGAGAACCCAGTGTCAGAAACACCAGCCCCAGAAGTAATCGAAGCATCTACACTTTTTGCTCAGCCTAAGCGCGAGTTTGCTATGCCATCAGCATCAGAAGTGCTCGCTGCATACCACATCGGTGGCGACACTTACGCCAAAGTAAATGACGCTTTCAAGCAAGCACAACGCCGTAACCAAACTGCATTGCAGGCTGCAGCTGGCGACATTGTCACAGGCGACACCCCGGGCCTCTTGAACCTCAACGTGCTCGGACCTCTCTTTCAGGATCTGAACTTCGTGCGTCCTGTGGTCACAGCATTTGGCGCTCGCGCGATGCCAGCAACACCATCACGCCAGTTCATTCGCCCAACGATTACAACTCACACCAGTGCAGCCGTACAGGCCAACCAGCTCGATGCAGTATCAGCAACCACAATGGTTATTGCGTCAAACACAGTTACCAAGCAAACTGTCGCTGGTCAAGTCACGCTTTCTCAGCAAGACATTGACTTCACAGACCCTGCAGCATTGCAGCTTGTATTGAATGACCTTGCCGGTCAGGTCATGATCAAGACTGACGACATTGCAGCTGATGCACTTGTTGCTGGTAAAACAGCATCAGGTTCGACATGGACTATTACTGCTGGAGACCCAACAGGACTATTCACAGCTTTGTATGACGCAGCGCGCGAGATTGCAGAAGATTCAAACTTCTTCCCAACTCACCTTTGCGTTTCACCAGATGTTTGGGATTACTTGGGCCGTCAGACTGACGCAGACAAGCGTCCTGTCTTTGGTTACAACGCAAACGGCATGATGACCACCAACTCAATTGGTAATGTTTCAGGTTTGCAGTACACCAGCATGAATGTGCTTGGCTTGAATGTTGTTGTTGATAACAACTTTGCTGCAGGCACCATGCTTGTTGTGTACGCACCAGGCTTTGAGATTTACGAATCAGGCGCACAATTGCAGAGCTTTGAAAACCCATCTACATTGGGCCGTACGCTGTCTATCCACCAGTACTTCGCAACATTCGTGGCAAAATCAAGCTTTATTCAAAGCATCGCAATCGGTTAGTCCGAAAGGTAATAGCCAATCATGGCTGTTTATAGCGTCATCTTTCATCAGCGTCTCAATGACTACGCTGTTGTGCAAACACTCGAGGCAACCGACATTGCCATCGGTGAATCAATAACCATTGCTGGTGTAGGGCATCAGCTCAACGGCACACACACTGTTTACGCATTGCCTCAATACCTTTTTGTGGGTGTAAGCGATGAAGGCGACATACAACTTGACGCAAACGAGCCGATACCTAACCAGGTTATGTTTTACGATGCCGATGGTGATCTAGAACGCTCTGCAGCAATACCACCTGGCACCCTGACATATACGCAAACATGCACCTGGGTAACTAGTGGCAATGTTCAGCTGTGGCTCGGCTTGCCTAGCCCATTGAGCGCCGATGAAACTACATTTTTGGCACAGTGCGTTTCTGCTGGTAACCAGGTCGCCTATCGGCGCAGGCAAGAGGCAGGCTATTTTGACGCGCTAAATGTAAGCCCATCTGGAGATTGCACGCTCGGCACAATAATGCTGTGTGGTGCATATTTTAGACAGCGTGGAAGCATTGACCAGTTTGCGAGCTTTGACGCTATGGGCCAAGCAATCACCACCAACGCCTTTACACCGATGGTAAAACAGTTGCTAGGTATCGATAGGCCTGCTGTTGCGTAATGGCTTACACAGACCTGTTCAATGAGGCCAT